CCGAGAGGCGACAATGGCTTTAATTGATCTAAACATTCCAGCTGGCGTCTATCGCAACGGCACTGACTTGCAGAGCATGGGCCGCTGGCGTGACGCAAGCCTTATTCGCTGGCATGACGGCGTTATGCGCCCGGTAGGCGGTTGGCGCACGCGCAGCAATAATGCGGCAAATGCAAGCATACGCGGCATGACCACTTGGATCACAAATAACAGCGACCGCTGGATTGCTGCTGGCACATACAACAAACTTTACGCTTGGGCTGAGACTGGCGCTCAATATGACATTACCCCGGCTGGCTTAACTGTTGGGCGTGAGGACGCAATATCCTTTACAGGCTACGGCGGCGCGGAGTTTGGCGCATACGCATACGGCATTGCTAGGCCCGATACTGTTAAAATTCAACCAGCGACAAACTGGGATTTAGAAACGTGGGGCGAATACTTGCTGGCGTGCAACGAAGACGATGGCAAGATTTACGAATGGCAGCTCGGCACAGGCACGCCCGCTGCGGTTTTGTCTAACGCGCCGACAAGCAATCTTGGTTGCGTTGTAACTGAAGAACGCTTTTTGTTTGCGCTTGGCGCGGGTGGCAATCCCCGCAAGGTGCAGTGGTCTGACCGTGAGGATAACAATTCATGGACGCCAGCCGCTACAAACGAGGCGGGTGATCTTGAGCTAAACACGTCTGGCGCATTGATGAAGGGCGTGACTGTTGCTGGTCAAACCTTGCTGTTGACAACCCGCGATGCCCACGTTGCCAACTACATTGGCCCGCCATACGTTTACGGCATTGAGCGCGTTGGCACGTCCTGCGGGCTTGCGGCAAAGCAAGCTGCCGTTGTTGTGGATGCGGGTGCATTCTGGATGGGCGTTAATTCGTTTTACGTCTACACGGGCGGTCAGGTTCAGGAATTACCCTGCGACGTTTCAGATTATGTTTTTAATGACATTAACCGTGGCCAAATCAGCAAATCGTTTGGCATGTCTAATTCCATGTTTGGCGAGATTACTTGGTTTTACCCAAGCGCGGCATCAACGGAAAACAATCGCTATGTGACGTTTAACTACACAGAAAACACATGGTACATTGGCGAGCTGGCTCGCACAGCTGGCGTTGACCGCAGCGCATTCCGCCAGCCAATGATGGCTGACCCAGCGGATTACAAAATTTACGAGCATGAGGTTGGCTTTGATTACGGCTCACTAACGCCGTTTGCTGAAAGCGGGCCTTTCCGCATTGGCGCTGGGGATCAGGTTATGAGCGTGACTGAGCTTCTGCCGGATGAAAAGTCGCAAGGTGACGTAAATGCCGTCTTTAAGACGCGCTTTTACCCAAATGGCACTGAGCGGTCATACGGGCCTTACTCCATGAGCAACCCAACATCTGTGCGGTTTACCGGGCGTCAAGTGCGGATGCGAGTTGAGGGTCAGCGTTTGTCTGATTGGCGTGTTGGCATTAATCGGCTTGAAGCTGTTGGCGGTGGCCGTCGATGACGCAGCAAAACCGTCCACCAGAGCCGCGAGACAAGGACTGGCAGACGTGGGGTCGGCGCATGATGTCGTACCTCTCGCAAACCCGTTCTGCGCTGGTTCAGCAGACTGGCGACGAAAGCGCAGCCGATGATGGCACGTTGATGTGGGACAGAGAAAACTTGTATCCTGTCGTGAGTAAAAACGGCGCGTGGGTTCAGGTTGTGTTAGAGGACGGCAATGCCAGCGGCTCAATTACAACTGACCAAACAGCTGTTGAGATAAACACAGCGTACGCTTTAACGTACACTTTATCATCATCTGATGGCATTACTAGCGGCACACCAGCCTCGCGCTTGGTATTCGAGGAAGCTGGCGAGTACATGGTTAGCTTTTCGGCGCAGATTTCGTCCACATCCAGTTCAACTGTAAACTTCTGGTTTTGGCCTCGCGTCAACGGAGTTGACCTTGCGGGTTCGACTATGAAAAATGCTTTGCATCAAAACGGCGCAACTCTTGTGGTTAGCCGATCTGCAATACTTGACCTTTCCGCTGGAGATTACTTAGAGGCCATGTGGGCAGTTGACAGCACCAGCGGTTTTCTTGATGCAACTGCGGCAACGGCGTTTGCACCCGCAGCACCAGCGTCCACTATTGCAATAACGAGGCTGCATGGATAACGAGATTAGCAGATGTCGAAAGTGGATTGAGGCCGCGTTGGAGTATTCCGGCGGCACGCACGACTTTGAAGATATTGTCGCTGGATTGCATCGTGGCGTGTTGCAGTTGTGGCCAACGCCAAAGGGGTGCATAGTAACTGAAATTGTGGTATATCCCAAAAAGAAAGTTTTGAATGTCTTTCTCGGCGGCGGTGAATTGGAGCAGATTTTGGATATGCACAGCGATGTGATAGCATGGGCTAAGGCGCAAGGCTGCTCCGCCCTAACAATGTCTGGCCGCACTGGCTGGAAGAAACCATTAAAGGCGCATGGCTGGAAAGCTCAACACGCCTCATACGTCAAGGAGTTCGCATAATGGCTGGCGGAAAAGGTGGATCAACAACCTCATCGGTTACAATCCCAGAATACATTGAGGCCGCTGCACAGCGCAACCTAAACAAAGCTGAGCGCATTTCGCAAATCGGCTATACGCCGTATTACGGTCCAGACGTTGCAGCGTTTACGCCCATGCAGCAGGCTGGCTTCCAAAACATTGCCGACACAGCCGGCGCGTTTGGTGTGTCGGGTGGGGGCATGTCCCAGCAAGACATTATGGGCGGCATGGAGCCAGCGACAACTTACGCAGGCGGCGTGCAGGGTTACTCCTCTGCCCCAATCTATGAGCAAGCCTTGCAGACATTGGGTGAGCAGCGTCCCGGCCAGAAGGCTTACATTGATAGCTTCTTTATTGATCCTTATTCCGGCGGAGTTGCTGCGAATAACTTTGCTCCGATTGATTATACGCAATATGGCACAATGGCGGATCAAGCTGCGGCTCAGCGGGCCAACGAATTGGCAATTGCTCAAACTGCCGCTGTGCCAGCTACCAACACTGGGACTGGGTTTGCCTCAAGTGAACTTTCTGCCGCTCTGCCCGGTGGTGTAAACGATCCGTTTCTTACAAGCCCAATTAGCCAAGCAATAGCAGAGGCTACGGACACGCAGCGCCCCGTAGGCGCACCAGAAACATCAATACGTCCAGTTGCTCGCCCTGACGATCTTGGCCTTATTGACCCTAGCCAGCAAGCCAGCTCAGCAATCACCACTCCAGCCGAAGGCATAACAGACACATCTACTGCAAAAACTGGCACGCAGATTCTTAATGATCTTACCGAGTTCGGCACTGGCCTTGCGAGTAATACGCTTGCAGGCAACATTCTACTCGGCCCATCGTACAATGTTGGTGGCGCAAATAACCCAATTGAAACTCCGACCATTGCAGAAATGCAGGCAAGCGCGCCTCCGGGGATGACATATCAACCGTCAACGGGTTCTTATGTTGCTGCTCCAGTTGTTACAGCTCCAGTTCAAAACAATAACAATGATAACAACAATACGGCGCATAAAGAAATGATGGCGGCCACTTCTTCCGCTCCAGTGACGTCAATTCGCCCAATCTCACGGGATGACGCCTCCGGAGGTGCAGACACAGGCGGCGGCGGTTGCGTAGTTGCAACCCACGCAGTTAATTCAGGCGCGTTTTCACCAGCCACCAAGCGCGAAGCCGTTGTGTGGTGTATGCAAGTTCTTCACGGCAAGTGGTGGGGCGAAGCAATCCGCAGAGGCTATCGTCATCTTGGCCGTAGCAAGATTGAGCAAGGCAAGGCCGCCGAACATTACCAAGAGTTCCGCGATTATATTAACTTTGCTCGCGGCAAGAAACGTACAATTAAGGGCGCTATTCACTTTGCAGCCCGCACAGCCCAATTCTTTGCAGTTGGCCTAGTAAAGAAGGATTCGTGAAATGACTCTCATGTCAAACCCGATGTTGGACCCAGTATATCGTGATTACGTTAACTCGTCCTCAACTCCAGCAGGCCAATCTCAACCAGTAAAAACATTCGGCGAGAAAATGGGCGGTCTTGGAATGAATAAGGGTGGCGGCGCCTCAGCTGCTCCGGCAGTGATGCCGAACCAACCTCAACCTACAAGCGGCGGTCTTGGAGGCGGTAAGGGCGGCGGTGCGGCTGCGAGTCCTGCAATTCCTCTTACGCCTAATGGGCAATCGCAAACCACGGCTTCAGGACTTGGCGCACAGCCTCAACCGCCAATGGCTATGCTTCCTCAGCCACAGCAAACGGCTCAACAGCCCGGTTTTAACGTAAACACCGCATCAGCAGGCGCATTGCAAGGCGCACTTGGCGCAACACAGCAGGCAATGCAAGGCCCGTTAAATGTTGGCGCGTACGCAAACCCGTACACAAGCGCAGTCATTGACCGCACTCAGCAAGACATTGAGCGCCAGCGTCAGATGGCAATGAACACGCTCGGTGCGCAGGCAACTGCGGCCAAGGCATTCGGCGGGTCTCGCCAAGGTGTTGCAGAAGGAGTCCTGGCTGGCGAGTATGGTCGCATATCCGGCGATATGGCAGCGCAACAGCGTCAAGCAAACTATAGCCAAGCCTTGCAAGCCGCGATGGCTGATCGCACATCTCGTCTTGGCGCTGCGTCTCAAATGGGGCAGCTTGGCCAGCAGGCGTTCCAAACGGGTCAAACTATTCAGCAGCAACAGCAGCAAGCTGGTTTGCTTCAGCAGGGCATTCAGCAAGCGCTTATCGACGCTGCCAAGGGTCAATACGCTGGCTACACTGGCGCGCCACAGCAAGCGCTTCAAGCACCGCTGGCTGCGCTTGGCGTTACGCCAACGCCGCAAACTACAACAAATTCCATGCAGCCCGGCTTGTTTAATTACTTGCAGCTCGGCGCAGGCATATTGGGTTAGAACAGGGGTCTAAAATGGTTATGAATCCAGATCAGCAAGCAAGCAAGCCGCGCGGTGGCTTGCTCGGCTTATTTGATAAAGCCATGAAAAAGGACGAGGACACTGGCCTTAGCCCGCTGCAAAACTTTGCTGCGGCGCTTGACCCTTTGATCCTGAAAGACTTGCGTGGCGGAGAGGGTATTCGCCAGCAAGGCGTTCAGCGTGCAGCCACTATGTCAAAAAACAAAACTGTTGACATGCTGCGCCAGCAAGGTCGGAACGACCTAGCAGACGCAGTGATGAATCGCACCATTGGCGCGAAAGAGGCGTTTAGTATTTTGCAGAGTGAGAAAGCTGCTAATTTGGCGTTTAGTCGTCAACAAGCTCTTGCTGCGGGCAAAACAAAAGACACTGCATTAATTCGAAATGCAATTGCTGCTGGTTTGAAGCCCGGCACAGAAGAATACAGCAAGTACATACTTAGCGGTGGCGATGTTTATGGAACAGGCGCGCCTGTTGAGTTTGGCACACTTGATAAAGGCACTATGATGGTGCAGGGCCGAGACGAGCAGGGCAACCTTACATATAAAGTTGTGCCTATTCCGGGGTCCAAGGCGGCGGCTGATGTGGAGCAGGCGGCAACGGCAAGAGAGGCCGGAACTTCAGCGAAGGTAACTTCTGGCACCACTGTGCTTGGCGACATAAGTGAAATGAAGTCTCAGGTTCAAGACAGCCCATATTTAACTACTGGACCAGTAGCTACAGTGTTAAAGAAATTTGGCTACACAAAAGCCATTGACGTTGAGCAACTTGGCGAAACGATTAGGTCAAACATTGGTTTTGATAGACTGCAAAGAATGCGAGACGAAAGCCCTACTGGTGGCGCGCTAGGTCAGGTCGCTGTTCAAGAACTTAATGCCTTGCAGGCAAGTTTGGGTAGTTTAAGCACCGCACAGTCTGCTGGTCAGTTGGTACGGAACCTTGAGCGACTTGAACAACAGTACAAAGAATCAATGCAAAGGATACTTAGCACTGAAGGTGGCAGCTCATATTTCACTCAGGGTCAAATTGATGCAATAACAGCTCCAACATCCAGTGGCGCTCAAACCATAGAAGCTGACGATGGAACTTACATTATAAAAGAGAAAACGAGGTAAGTTGTGCCAACTTTTGAAATAACTGCACCGAATGGTAAGACGTATGAAGTTACTGGAAAGAGCGCTGAAGGCGCTTATGCTGCCTTAAGAAGCAGCCTTGGTGGTAGCGGTCTTTCTTCTAATAAGCCTGCAACTGCGCCAACCCCAACTGAGCCATACGTTGATGAAAAAGGCGTAACTCGCTACCCAAACTTGCAGCAAGTTGAGAGCGGTGCGTTTGAGGATATTGCTGGAGCTGGTCTTGCTGGCATGGCGCGTGGCGCCAAGGGTCTAGCTGAGACCCCAGAAATGCTTGGTCGAGCGGTAATCCGTGGAGGCCAAGAATTAGCGCAGCTTGCTGGCGCTGAGATTGAAAAAGAAATGCCTATACTGGATACGAAAACGGGTAAAGGCATTGAGACTGCGCTTTCTGCCTTTGGCGGCGACAAGGCTATGGCGTACCGTGGCAAAAGCACGCCTGCGCAATTTGCGGGTACTATAGGTGAGTTTGTTGGACCCGGAGGTATATTGGGTGGCGGTAAAAAGCTAATGCAGGCTTCTGTTGCCGCTGGCGCTGGAAGTGAAGCTGCTGGTCAGGCGACTGAAGGTACGGAGTTTGAGCCTTATGCAAGAATTGCTGGCGCTCTAATTGCACCATACGCGGCAAATAAAACGCTATCAGCCTTTCAGAAGAAAAACGTGACCTCCCCAACGCTTCCAACATTAAAGGCAGAAAAAAACTCCGCGTATGATCTTTTAAAGTCAGAGGGAACTGGCTTAACAGGTACGCAGACAGCATACTTGGTACAGGACATGAGAAGCGTCCTAAACATGGACGACATCATACTATCAGCAAAGCCGTCTGTTGAAAAAGCTCTGGCCCTTGTTGATGAGGTCGAAAAGTCTGGGGCAATGAATTTGTCAAAGTTTAACGAGCTTCAAAAGGCTTTGGGAAAAATATACAAGACAGCGCCGGACGCGCCAGAGGTCTTGTCGATGCTGAAGAAAATGGATGACGTTCTTGCTGACGGCAGTAAGGATGCTGCGTTAATGCAGGCCGCAAAGGCAGCAAATTCTAAATACGCAAAAGCCCGGATGTTAGACAAGTATTTTGCGCAGGCAACTCAAAACGCAAAAAAAGGCAATTTAATACCTAAGACTGGTGAGGCGTTTCAAGCCGCTGCTACCAAAATACTGAACAACGACAGGGCCGCTGCATTTTGGTCGCCCGATGAATTAGCCGCGCTAAAAAAGGTTGCAGACGGCACGATAGGCAGCAAAGTATTAGCAACGATTGGCAAGTTGGCCCCTACATCTAACGGTTTAACCTCTGGGATGAGTATTGCCCTTTTGTCTATTCCCGGCAATTTCGCCTATGAAATCATGGGCATGACGGCAGCCTCTTTTGCGAAGTTGGGCTACAACGCTAAAATCAAAACCTCTCGCAAGGCTCTTGAAGATTTAGTTCGCTCTGGCGGCGTTGCGGAGCCTTCAAAAGTTGTAACCCAAGAATTAGTCCAAGACATAGTTGCTAGATTAAGCGGCTTGCAGGCTCAGGAGCAGCAATAATGGAACTTAAACCAAAATCACGCAGCGAAATTGAGGCCATTGTTCAGGACGCAATCTCAAGTGCAGTGGACTTCATTGAGAGTGAGATTAGTGATGACCGGATCAAGGCTCAACGCTACTACGACGGCGAGGTTGATCTTGGCTATGAGGATGGACGCAGCAAGGTTGTAGCCACAAAAGTACGGGATACTGTACGTTCCGTGAAGCCAAGCCTAATGCGCATATTCCTCAGCACAGCCAAGCCCGTTGAATTTGTGCCGCGTGGCCCAGAGGACGTGGCAATGGCCGAGCAGGCCACTGAGTTTATGCACCACGAGTTTACCCGACTGAACGGATACCGCGTCATCAACGACGCCTTCCAAGATGCGTTGGTTAAAAAGCAAGGTATCGTGAAGGCATACTGGATGACATATCCAGAGGCCGAGATTTTCACATTCACCGACTTATCCGACGATGAATACACATATCTGGTGGACGATGATGCGGTAACTGTGCTTGAGCATAGCGTTGAGATGGCAGTCTCAATGGATCAGATGGGTATGGAGATTGAGCTGCCCGTGCATAGCGTAAAGTTAAGCCGCCAGAAAGAAATGGGTGAGCTGTGCATTGAAAGCGTCCCGCCGGAAGAGTTCTTCATCAACCGTGACGCACGCAGCTTTGACGATGCGTATATAGTTGCGCATCGCACAGACATGCGCGCTGGCGACTTGATTGCGATGGGCTACGATCCTGACGTTGTTCTCAAGCTGGATAGCTTGGAGAGCGGGTCAGAAATGACAGAGGCAGAGGTGTATGAGCGCCGTGGCTATGACATGGATACCTCTGACGATGATGAGCAAGACCCGGCAATGCGCAACGTCACTGTGACGGAAGCGTACATGCGAATTGATGCTGACGGAACTGGCGTGCCAATTCTGCACAAGCTCACATGCGGTGGCACTGCCTATGAGTTGCTGGACGTTGAGCCATGCGATGAGTTGCCGTTTGCCAAGTTTGAAATCGACCCGGAGCCACACACATTCTATGGCCGCTCACTGGCCGAGATTGTTATGGATGACCAAGACGCTGCCACATCTGTGCTGCGTTCCATCCTTGATAACGTGGCAATGACAAACAACCCTCGACTTGGCATCGTTGAAGGCGCAGTTAATATTGACGACGTTCTAAACAACGAGATTGGCGCAATCGTGCGTATGCGCCAGCCCGGCTCAGTACAAGAGTTGTCCGTTCCATTTACTGCCGGGCAGACACTTGGCGCGCTGACATACCTAGATGGCCTCGTAGAGAGCAAGACAGGCGTTTCTAGAGCCTCAATGGGCCTTGACCCAGATGCAATGCAGTCAACCACAAAGGCTGCTGTGCAGGCCACTGTGCAGGCCGCAGCGGGTCAGGTTGAGGTTATGGTGCGCAACCTTGCCGATGGTATGCGTGATCTATTTGGCATCATGCTGCGCTTGATGAGCAAGAATGTTGACGAAGAGCAAATGATGCGGATGAATGGCTCGTTTGTGCCAGTTGACCCGCGCGTTTGGGATCAGTCGATGGACGTGAGCATCAACGTGGGCCTCGGCACTGGCCGTGAGGAAGAGAAGGCAATGGCTCTCAGCCAAGCCCTCCAGATGCAAACAATGGTTTATCAAACATACGGCCCGATGAATGGTCTGGTGAGCCTGACCAACATTCGCAACACGCTGGCAGATCAGCTTGCTGTTGCAGGCATACGCAACGCAGACCGTTACTTTGCACCAATCACGCCAGAGATTGAAATGCAGATGTTGCAGATGCAGCAACAGGCACAGGCCCAGCAGGGTCAGGCCGCTGATCCAAACGCCGCGTTCTTGCAGGCTGAGCAAATGAAGGCTCAGACAAAGGCGCAGACAGACATGGCGAAGTTGCAACTTGAAATGCAGAAGGCTGCCGCAAATGATGATCTCAAACGGGATCAGATGGCGCAGGACTTGCTGGTTGATGCCGCCAAAATCTATGGCGAATACGGCACAGCGGTTGACGTTGCCCGCGTGCAGGCTGAGCAGGATAAAATGCGCATGATTGGCGGCATGGCTCAGGGAGTGCCGCAGCAATGACAACAGATATACGCATAGAGGCCGATGAGGCACGTCGCTTGAAAAACGACACTGCATTTAAGCAGTTTATGCAGAGTGTGCGCGAAAATCAAATGCAGATTTTCGCAAGCAGTGGGGCGGCTGACGTAGCTGTCCGTGAGGAGGCGCACGCGATACTGCGCGCGCTTAACCAGATCGAAGTGAACCTTGACGCCGCGCTTGCGGCAGAGACACTTTTGGATCGCAAACAGAGGAAGTAGCACCGATGGAATCGACTACCCTAGAACAAGCCGCAGAGAGCCTGCTGGCAACCTCCGAGGAAGTATCCGCAGGAGAAGATAATCTTGACGCAGCCGTCAATGAGATTACTGAACCCGATGACGGTCAGGTTGAGGAAGTCGAAGCTGGCGGTGAAGAGCAAGATGACGTTGAGGCATCCAGCGAGGATCAGGATGAGTATGATCTTGATGATGTCGAGGTTGACGACGAAGACCCTGTAGAGGCTACTGAAGACACCACTGTTTTCTCCGTCAAAGTTGACGGCAAGGAAGAACAGTGGACACTGGATCAGTTAAAGCAATCTGCTGCGGGACAAGCGGCAATTAATAAGCGGTTTCAAGAAGTTGCTGAGGCGCGTAAGCAAATTCAGCAACAGGCAGCCGCATTGCAACAGCAGCAACAGCAAATTGTTCAGCTGCACCAGCAAGCGCAAAACGGTGGACTGCAAGCTCCAACCCCGCCAACACGCGAGCTATTTGAAAGTGACCCAATCGGGTACATGGAAGAAAAGCTCAAGTATGACGAGGCTCATGCACAGTACGCCCAAAACATGCAGCAACTAAACCAAGTGCAGCAGCAACGGACGCAGGCTCAAGAACAGGCACGTCAAGCCTACCTTCAAGAGCAAGCGGAACTTCTGCAACGGCACATTCCTGAATTTGCCGACCCCGAAAAGGGAGACAAGCTCAAGAATAGTTTAGTCCAAACTGGCGTTCAGTACGGCTTTACGGAGCAAGAAATGACGGCGGTTACAGACTCACGTTATGTGCGGGCATTGAATGATGCGCGCAAGTATCGCGAGCTGGTTGCGAAGCGCAAGTCAGTACAGGCCAAAGGCGAGAAAGCCCGGCCAGTGGTTAAAGCTGGAGCGAAAAAGCGAAATGATGGCAACGCTGCAACTCGTAACAAAGCGAAAACTCGCTTGCAGAAAACTGGCTCAATCGACGACGCATTGAGCTTGATCTTAAATCAGTAAGTCTTTGAAAGGACACACTAATGGCACAGCCAGCAAACACATTCGACAGCTATGATTCTGTCGGCATCCGTGAAGACCTCAGCAATGTTATCCATAACATTTCACCAGAGGAAACTCCATTTTACAGCAAGTCTGCTAAAAAATCTGCCAAAAACACTTTGGTAGAGTGGCAGACAGATAGCCTTCGCGCTTCTGCTGCAAACGCTCACATTGAGGGTGACGCAACAGCAGGCGAAGCTCGCTCTGCTACAACACGTCTCGGCAACTACACACAAATCTTTAAAA